AAGCAATTCAAAACAACGTACAAGGATTGAATCAAAATACAAGTTTCTTTCAGATGGTGCGAAAAACAATGCAGACGAATTAATTAGGATTAACGAGGAAAAAAATCTAAACCTTGCAATCCTTGACATTTTAGAATTGGAAGATGCAAAGAAGCGTTTAGATGCTGAATTTGAAGTTGCCAAGCGAGGCGCAACGGGCAATCAGTTAATTCAGTTAAAGAAGAAACTAAACTTAGAGAAAACCGCTTTAGATGAAGCTTTTACTATAAAAGAAACACAAAATGAATTAGATTCAGTTAAAAGTGTCAAAGAAAACAATGCTATAAAATTAGAAGTTGCAAGGAAAACGGCAAATGAATTGTTATTAATTGATGCTGAAATAAATTTAGAGAAAGCAAAAGGACTATCGAATGAAGGCGAAATGTTTAGAGCGTTTCAAGTTGCAAAAATTAAAGTATTAGAATCAGATGCACAAAAAGAAATTGAGTTAAATAAATTAGTTGGAGAAGAAGCGAAAAAGGTTAACCAACAACTTTCACTTGAAACAATTAAGGTTAATTCAGAAAAATTTGAGGCTAAAAAAGTAGCAAAAGTTGAAGAGAAAGAATTTGAATTAACAGCGGAACAACAAAAACAGGTTGCAATCGGAGAAGCTTCTTTAAATTCTGCAAGTCAATTAAGTGGTGCATTGTTCCAACTTAAGCAGAACAGCATAACGGAAGAATTGAATGCAGAAAAACAAAAATCGGAAGCACTTCAAGAGAATCTAAAAGCACAACTAGAAGCTGGATTAATTGACCAAGCTAAATTTGACGAACTTTCAACTAAAGCAAATGCAGAACTAAAGTTAAAGGAACGTAAATTAAAGCAGGAACAGTTTAAATCACAAAAGAAAGCGTCTTTAATTCAGGCAGGTATAAATGTTGCGTTAGGAGTTACACAAGCTTTGGCAGGATCTCCACCGCCTTTGTCTTTCATCTTAGCAGGAACAACGGCCACCTTAGGAGCTTTAGAAGTTGGAGCAATACTTAAAGCACCAACACCGAAATTTGAGAAAGGTGGACAGTTTGGAGGACAATCACACGCAAACGGTGGAACTAAAGGAGTGTTTTCAGATGGCACACAAATTGAAGTTGAAGCTGGAGAGAATTTTTACATTCTAAATAAAAACGCTAGTAAATCAATTGCTGGACTTTCAGCATTGAACGTAGCACACGGGGGAAGCTCATTCTATGAGGGTGGAAAGTCTAGCTATGCAACGGGTGGAATAGTAGCGAATTTAGACAATCAATTTGCGAACCAAAACAACTTAATTAACATGATGAAATTGATGCCATCGCCTATCGTAGTTGTACAGGACATTAACGACGCTCAAGGTAATTTGGCAAACGTTATGAATAGAGCGAGTTTTTAATTAACTTTGATAACATGAAGATAGAGATATTAGAGAAATTACACGATAACGGAATACTAAGGGATTTGATACAAGGCGGTTTAGTTTCTTATAATGTACTTCTTTGGTATAAGATAAACAAAGCGGTGGAGTTTCAATTGCAGAATGGAGTTAAAAAAACGCAAGCAATAACAGATGTGAGTGACGTGTTCAAAGTTTCCGAACGAATGATTTATAGAGTTTTAAAAAGGTTCGATTAAAATAAAAACCCTCGTTAGTAAATAGCGAGGGTTTTTTTGTTTTTAATTAAACAACCCTTTAACCAACTCTAAAGCGTGGGCGTATGCTTTTATCTCTCCTATACTTTTCCCCTTGCAAAAATCGTTGAAGTCATCAACAGGTTTTTCAGCACCGTTTTTCAATATTCTCAAAACGTCTTTAACTTTTATGTTTTCTTTATCCATTTTACAAAGATACTAATTTGACAGAACACTGTCAAACATTTAACCTTAATAAATTCTAATTTTGTCAATATGACAGGACACGTTTATATTAAAGGGCAAATTGGTAATGATTACGATGAGAATGGTGTCATTTTAACAAACGGAGTTGAATTAATTGACGTAATTACTCAAGTGGCTTCAAATGGAGACGTTGAAAAAACAATCATTCATATTGATTCACAAGGAGGTTATGTTACAGTAGGACGTGAAATAGCTGAGTTTGTTAAGTCTTTAGATAATTGTTTTACGATCGCTGAAAACTTATGTGCGTCAATAGCTACTGAAATTCATTTATCCGTGCCACTTCAAAATAGATCAATCCAAGCTGGCACCGACTACATAATTCACAATCCTTTTATTCCATCCGTTGGTGGTGATGCTTCGGAGCTACAAGCTTATGCGGATAGTGTTAAGGAAGACGAAACTAAAATGGTTGCGATGTACTCAAAAGCAACGGGACTATCAAAAGAAGCCGTTTCGGGATTAATGAAAATCGAAACAAATTTAACAGTCGAGCAATGTATTTCTTTAAAGTTTGCGAGTTCAATTGTGCCAAAAATTCAAGAGAGGGCAGTAGCCTTAATTTATAATGAAAAACAAATAACAATGAGTAAACCATTAATGGAGCGTATCGCATTAGCGATGCAAGTGTTGAAGGGTGAAGACGTACAAGCGTTAACCTTTGAGACAGATAAAGGAGTTATTGAAACACCTTTTGAAGATTTAGTAATTGGAGACCCTGTAATGTTTACAGATGGTTCGATTGCAACAGATGATACATACACGGCAACAGACGGAACAGTAATAGTTGTTGTTGACGGTGTAATTGAATCATTCACACAATTAGAAGTTGAAGTAACTGAACTAGAAGCAAGTCTTAGAGCTGAAATTGAAGGTTTGAAAGCTGAATTGTTAAGTGCAAATGAAGTAGCAGAAACAGTAGTTGCGAAATTTGAAGAGTTAGCTAAACAAGGAAGTACGTTTGTTCCGATCAAAGCAGAAACTACATTCAGAAAAATCGAAGCTCCTGTAAAATCGGTTAAAGATCAAATGAAAGAAAGAAAATCAATTTATAAAAACAAATAACCATGGCATTAGTAACAGTAGCAGACTTAACCTTCAACGGTGAAGAGATAAAAGCAGTATCGGAAGCGGTATTTGAGAGTGCATTCGCAAATCCTGAATTGGATAGATTCCATACATTAGTTGATGGAATTATCGCAAACAAACAAATTGCAATCTTAGGAAGATTGAGCGGTTATGTTGGAGCAAGTTCTGGAGGATGTGACCCAACAAGCGCGACAAACACAATTGAGATGAGTGAAAAATTCTGGACGCCTGCAATCGTAGGAGACAGATTTGAAGCTTGTTTTACAGATATTCAAAATTCGTTTTGGTACTATGGTACACAAATTGGAGTTGCTAAAACTGATTTAACGGGAACTGATTTTTTCAATTTTGTTGAAATGAGAGTTACAGAGGCAATTAAAGAAGCAGTTTTAAGAGTAGCATGGTTTTCTGACACAGAAGCAGAAGTAGTAGCAGATGGAGGAGTATTAAAAGCTGGGACAGGCTTAACATACTTCAACAGAATCAATGGACTTTGGAAACAAATTTTTGCGATTGTTGGAGCAGATGCAAGCAGAAAGACAAGTGATTTATCTTCAAAAAATGGACAAGCTTCATACTCTTTACAAAAATTCACGCCTACTGACACAACTAACTTTGTTGTTACTTCAGCGTTGGAAAACTTGTATATTGATGCAGATGAAAGATTATCTATGCAAGGAGACCTTTTGTACATCGTGACTAAATCAGTTGGTGACCAATATAGAAGAGAATTGAAAAAAGCAAACCAAACTTTCACTACTGAAAAGTACGAAAATGGTATTGAAGTTTTACGTTCAGATGGTATTGAATTAATCATATTCTCTTTATGGGATAGAATTATCAAAACGTCTTATGACAATGGTACTAAGTATTTCTTACCTCACAGAGCTTTGTTAACTAGAAAAGAAAACTTACAAGTTGGAACTGAAAGTGCTGGTGCAATTGCAGAACTTGACATCTTCAACGATAAAAAGTCTAAGAAAAACTTCATTGATTTTGCTTTTAACATTGATGCGAAAGTAATCAAAGACGAAGAAATTCAAGTAGCTTATTAATAATCTTAAGGGAGTTTAAAAACTCCCTTTTTTAAACTAAAAAAATATGTCAACAATATGTGGCGGGATTTCCGCAAATATTCAAAAAAGTTGCACAGTTCCATTACAAGCAGGAACACGCGATAGAGCGGTTATCTTCAATTTCGAGGATAAAGCGACGGTAGTATTCAATGCTACAAACGTAAATACAATCGAGGATTTAACATTAGCATTTGGTAAAGATGCTTTTGTCATCGATGGATTAAAAAACTCTATCGCGCCAATGACGGCATTAGTGCCTGTTGGCCCTTATAATATGTTTGACCATACAGTTAAGGTTTTAGGTTTCGATATTTCGCCAGCTATCAAAGAGCAGCTAAATGCTATGAAAGATGGTAAATTTATTATCGTTACTGAAAATTATTTCAGAGGTGCTAATGGGGATTCCGCATTCGAGGTTTTCGGGTTAACGA